TATAATAACTGCAGATGTAGTTATTATAAACGACCTTCCTCCTGTAGATTATGATTGGCTCGGCCTTTACCCCACGAGTATTCCAAGTAGATATTCCACCGCAAATGTCAAAAATGGAGACATAACTGATTTTAAAGATAAGTCTGAAGATGGATATGATTATGCATTCATTGGGTTGGCCGGAGTTTATGACTACAAAACCTTTTGGGAGGAATTGGAGGGCGTGGAGGTTGTTAGCGCTTACTACAACACTGATAAATATTCAACACTGAAAGGCCACATGTTTGATTGGTATGACATCGGAACGGTAGAAAATTATTTGCATGCCCAAAAAACATTCGACGATAATGTGAGGTATAGCATCCCTAAAAATAGCGGAGAATTTCTTTACAGAGTTGATAACAATTTCATCAAACTGTCTTCAGACGACAAATTCATTAGTGGGCGAGTAGAGAGAGCCAAAAAGTTAAGGGGGCTGGCCCCGGATGTGGTTTATTGCGGGAACAACTTGTTTTCATACAAGTGGCTAGAAGGAAACACTTTATATGATTGCAATGATATCGATATTTGGAAAAAGTTCCTATCTTTTATGAAGAATAATATGTGGCAACCGATTGATAAGGATATTAGAAAGGATTGTTTATTATTCTACAAGGATAAAACTCTAGATAGACTAAAATTGTTCTTGTCGGAAAGGGGGGAGTCATATTTAAACAGCCATATCGTTAACGGAGTGAAAACAAGTTCCATTAAAGATTTATTGCATGATTTTAAATGGAGCCGTCTGAGCAAGGGCCTACCAACAGAAATGTTTCATGGAGATTTACAATTTGACAATGTAATTCACACAGATTGCGGTAGATTTTATCTATTAGACTGGAGACAAGATTTCGCGGGACAGGTCGTTGGAGATGTGTATTACGACTTAGCAAAAATGTATGGCGGAATCTTAATGTCTTATTCCTCAATGAAAGATAGTAACAATTTTTCTTGCTATGTTAACAAAGAAATAGTAACTTACAATTATAAATCTAACCCTAAGCTGGATGAGTTTAAGTTGGTGTACGAACAATGGATTGTAGACAACGGATACGATTTAGAAAAAATCAAGACGATTACCTCCCTTATATTTTTAAACATGTCTCCCCTCCACGAGAGAGAGCTTGGAGATTTGTTATTTTTCAAGTCACATCAGATGTTGCAAAAGGACCATGAATAATATCAAATATTTTATAGGGCCGATGTCTCTAAATATAACCGATGCAGTTATAGATTTTGGCGATGTGTTTGGCTTCATTCCTTCGAGAAGACAGGTTGATTATAGTGGTGGATATGTCAACAACTGGACCACTGAAACGTTTGCTAAGTATGTAAATGGACGAGTTACAATTGAAAGAGACCACGCGGGGGCGAGTCAGGGCTATATGGATGATGACGGATACGAGTCCCTAAAAGCAGACTGCGAAAATGTAGAGATAATCCACATAGACCCTTGGGTCAAATATTCTGGATATCATGAAGGACTTAGAGAATGTATAAGCAATATAGCATTTTGCTATTACACCAATAGACATATCAGATTTGAAGTTGGTACAGAAGAGGCCATAAGAAAGTTTAGTGCTGCATCATTAAGTACATTTTTATCAGATTTAGAGTCAAAGTTGTTACCAGAAATGTTTGACGCGATAGAATACGTAACCATACAATCTGGAGTTGGGTTGAATTTGGGCAAGAGAATTAATACCGGAGCTTTCAATTCAAACGATTTAGAACAAATGATCGCGGTGTGTAAAAAATTTGGCAAGAAGAGCAAAGAACACAACGGAGACTACTTATCCAACAACGAATATAAAGCTAGGTTTGACTTGGGCCTTGACGCAATAAACATAGCCCCTGAATTGGGCCAGCTTGAAACATTGTGCTATTTGGACGAAATGGGTGATGACATAGAAGATTTTTATCAAATTTGTTATCATTCAAACAGATGGAGAAAATGGGTTGACGAGGATTTTGTTCCCGAAGACAACAAGAAAGAATTGATAAAGGTGTGTGGCCATTATGTTCTTTCTGATGATGAGTTTTTACTCATTAAACTGGACATAGACGATAAAATCAATGGGGTTATAAAAAACAAACTAAGGGATTTAAATGAACTTGTGGATCAATAAAGATACAGAGGTATATTGTTCATTTGCCAAGACTGCTGGTAATACCGGTTGCCAAATGATGAACACCGCATTTTATTACTACGGCTTAAACAAGATCTACAAATCGTTTTCCGTGGACAGCATAGAGGATGCTATAAAATCTGTGAAGACACTGGACGTAAAGGGCTTTGCGGTAACTATGCCGTTTAAACAAGAGGTATTAGAGTATGTTGATGAGATCTGGGACGGTGGTCGGATAGGAGCGGCAAACACAGTCATAAATGAAAACAACAAATTAAAAGCATACAACACAGACTATTTGGCTGCTCTAGATTACCTTAAAGACTTTCAGAACCATGATAATTTTTATATCATAGGAAACGGGGGATATGCAGCGGCAGTTAAAGCGGCAGCAGAAGATCTTAATATCCACTATGTCAATATTACTAGAAAAAATTGGGAGCAATTAGATAATATAGATAATGGCGTAGTATACAACTGCACACCTGTTGAAAATTTGAAATCTATAGTGAGCGATAATAATACTATAATTGATTGTATAGTGCAAACAGCCACAGGTAAACAGCTAGCCAACATGCAAGCGTCACATCAATTCAAGCTGTATACCGGCCTAGAGTTTCCCATAGGGGTATAGGGATAACGAAATGATAAAAACACTTACAATAAGAGATACAATATCTCATATGCATGACACGCTAGTGTCAGACGGAGTGTTCACAATTGAGCGCTACCTATCCGGCGACATTTTACAAGAGTTACATGACGATATACTGGGCAAATGTCAAAGCAAAGCGAGCCATTATGAATTTGGCCGCAATTACAGGGGTGATGCGTTGCGTACCTTTCCTGACGACAGCATAATCTCACATGTATACAATGAAGACTGGATGAGAAAACTGCATGAACAATATTCTGGCAACGCTAGAGGTTACGGCAAGAATGTTTATGCTACACATGATTACAAATTTACAGGAGAACTAGCTAGAAACGGATGGCTACATTTTGATAGAGACTGGTGCTTAAAGTTCTTCATATACCTAACAGACATAGATGAAAGCTGCGGAGCGTTTAGCTGTTCTGTAGGTTCAAGACAACAGGGCAAATCGCTGAGACAAGAGGCGTGGAATAATACTAATAGCTATGATAAAGTAAAAAACAGGATAGAAATAGATTATCCAACCCTCTTTACAGAGTATCCCGCAGAACCAGTTGAAGCATCAGCAGGGACACTAGTTGTATTTGATACAAACACCTTTCATAAAGGGGGGTGTGTAGCAGAAGGCAAAGAAAGACTGGTCGTTAGGCTCCATTGTGGTAAATAGTTAAAAGGGTTTTGGAAAAATGACAGAGCAAGTTAGCTTAAAGAAGATAGATGATGCGTGGCTAGGATTAGATATCCCAGACAAGAACATATTTAATCCGACCCTTATTCTCAAGCCCCGTGAAGAAGATTACCATCTTAAGCTAGCTTGGCTTATGACGCAGCCAGAATATTTTTCTTTCCTATGTAAGCACATCCTAAATATTCAACTGTTGCCCTCTCAGGCGTTGATGATGTATGAGATGTGGAACAGAAAATTTCCTATCCTTATAGCTAGTCGTGGCTTTGGAAAGTCATTCGTGCTTTCTCTATACGCCATTTTAAGAGCTTTATTATTACCTAGAAGGAAAGTAGTCGTCGTCGGCGCTGCGTTTAGACAGTCAAAGATCTTATTTGAATATATGGAGACAATATGGAGAAATGCTCCAATATTAAGGGATATATGTGGCAGTACTAGCGGACCTCGTAGAGACGTAGATCGATGCGTGATGAGACTAAATGAAAGTACTGTTACATGTCTGCCCCTTGGCGACGGACAAAAAATTCGTGGACAACGAGCAAATGATATTATTAGTGACGAATTTGCTTCTATACCTAGAGACATCTTTGAAACAGTGGTAGCCGGATTTGCTGCTGTTACGGCTGATCCGATAGATAATGTAAAAAGGGTGGCAGCAAGAAAGAAAGCGTTTGAACTTGGCGTGGAGGTAGAGGAAGAATCGAGCTATATTTCTGAAAGTAAGGATAATCAGATTATTATTTCTGGTACGGCCTATTACGATTTTAATCACTTTTCTGAATATTGGAAGAAGTGGAAATCTATTATTAAAAGCGGGGGACGCCGCTCTAAGCTTAGAGAAGTTTTTGGTGGAGAAGATCCGCCAGAGGACTTTGACTGGAAGCAATATTCAATTATACGCATACCTTATGAAATTCTTCCTCCGGGCTTCATGGATGCTGCTCAGGTGGCTCGCTCCAAAGCGACTGTTCACACGGGGATTTATCAAATGGAGTTTGGGGCGTGTTTTACTAGAGACTCCCAAGGATTCTTTAAGAGGTCTCTAATCGAATCATGCGTTATCACCAATGAGAACGTTATCAAAGACAACAATGGGGAGGAGATATTTTTTGAAGCGTCACTGCTAGGAGACCGGAAGGCGAGATACATATTTGGCGTTGACCCCGCTTCCGAGGTAGACAATTTCAGCATAGTTGTCTTGGAAGTCCACCCAAGTCATCGGAGAATTGTTCATTGCTGGACTACCACTAGATCAGAGCACCGCGAGAAGGTAAAGAAGGGGCATTCTTCAGAGACGGATTTTTATGCGTACTGCGCCAGAAAAATTAGAGACCTAATGAGATTGTTTCCGTGCATACATATAGCCATGGATGCTCAAGGCGGCGGAATTGCAGTTATGGAATCCCTGCATGACAATGACAAAATACAGGAGGGCGAGATTCCTATTTGGCCTGTTATAAATGAAGACAAGGAGGCCGACACAGATGATGAGAGAGGCTTACACATTCTAGAAATGTGTCAATTTGCTAAATACGACTGGTTATCCGAAGCTAATCATGGGCTAAGGAAAGATTTTGAAGACAAGGCATTAATTTTTCCGTTTTTCGATGCGGTCAGCTTAGGGCTATCACACGCCGAAGACTCAATTATAAATAGGCACTTTGACACCTTGGAAGAATGCGTTATGGATATTGAGGAACTTAAAGATGAGTTGTCTATGATATCAATGACCCAAACCCCAAGCGGCAGAGACAGGTGGGATACTCCAGAAGTTATTGTGGGCGCCGGTAGGAAGCGTAAGATGCGTAAGGATCGATACTCTGCACTTCTTATGGCTAACATGTCCGCTAGAGTCCTTCAAAGAATGCCCTCAGAGCAAGAGTATAACTTTTATGGAGGGTTTGCCGTGAAAGGAAAGACCTATAAAGCAAAACAGGATGAAAACCCATATTCGGGACCAAACTGGTTTGTGGACGGCGTAAAAGATATCTACTAATCCGTGTATAGTTACATAGCATTCCAATTACATTTCAATTGTTTGTATGGTGAGAAAAAATGAACGAAAACAATGATCAGTTTATTACTTGGGCTGAGGACGCGCAGGGTCGATCAGAAGCATTTTCTAAATACTCAGATTCTATAACTGCCTATGATGGAATATCCAAATCACGGGCTAGCCACAGACAAACCTTTGACAGTATAGAGCCTAACGTTTCTGTGAGAACGGGCTTCAGAAATTCAGATTACTATGCCTTCCGTGCTGATGAAGATATTCCAGCAAAGAAAAAGCGCATTATTAAGATGTGCATGGACGCATACGACAAGGTTGGTATTATTCGTAATGTAATTGACCTCATGGGTGATTTTGGTTCGCAGGGCATAAACCTAGTTCATCCCAACCAGAGCGTTGAAAAATTTTATCACCAATGGTTCAAAAAGATAGATGGCAAAGAAAGATCCGAAAGATTTCTTAATAACCTGTATAAAACTGGCAATGTAGTTATATATCGCAGCCTTGCCAACATTACTCCAGAGATTAGTAAGTTTATGAAGTCTTTGGCAGAAGATATAAAGGTCAAAATTCCTAAGACAGAAAAGGGATCTATTCCTTGGCGCTATAACTTTTTCAACCCAACAACCGTAGACATTAAAGAAGGAAATCTTTCACTATTCTTGGGGAAAAAGGATTTCACTATTACAACCAAGATGTTTCATGACAATTTTAAAGAGGGGGGTATTCCACAGCATGTCATAGATACCCTTCCAGCAAATGTTAAGAGGGGCATTCAAAGAGGAGACAAGCGTATCCCACTTGATGCGGAGAGATTGTCTGTGTTCCACTACAAGAAGGACGACTGGATGCAGTGGGCCAACCCCATGATATATGCCATTCTAGACGATATCATGATGTTGGAAAAGATGAGGTTGGCAGATTTGTCGGCTCTAGATGGAGCCATATCTAATATCAGGCTGTGGACTTTGGGTAGCTTAGATCATAAGATTCTTCCCAACAAGGCGGCTATTAACAAATTGAGAGATATTTTGATTGGCAACGTTGGCGGTGGCACTATGGAACTGGTCTGGGGGCCAGAACTTACCTTCACCGAATCTCATAGTGAAGTTTACAAGTTCTTGGGTTCTGAAAAATACCAAGCAGTTCTTAATAGTATTTATGCTGGCCTTGGAGTGCCTCCGACCCTTACGGGTATCGCTGGCCAAAGCGGTGGATTTACCAACAACTTTATCTCGCTTAAAACTCTTGTTGAGAGATTGCAATACGGCAGGGACTTACTGATTAAGTTTTGGCAGCATGAGATTGAGCTAGTGAGACGCGCTATGGGATTTAGATATCCCGCACAGATACATTTTGATCAAATGAGTCTAGCTGATGAGGCAGCAGAAAAGAATCTGTTAATACAATTGGCTGATAGAGATATTGTTAGTCACGAAACTATTCTAGAACGATTCAAGGAGATACCTTCCATCGAAAAGATTAGGCTAAAGAGAGAAGTCAAAGATAGAGACAACGAGGCTACCCCAGACAAGGCCGGGCCTTATCATAATCCTCAGCATGACCATGACCTTGAAAAGATTGCTCTGCAACAGGGAGTGGTTACGCCTGAAGATGTTGGTGTAGAAAGTAGCTTAGATTCTCAAGAGATGATCGATAGAAAGTTTCCGCCTCCTGATAATTCTAATGGGCCTGATCAAAAGAATGGCAAGAAGCCCAAAGACCCCAACGGCGGAAGACCTAAGTTTTCTCAGGATAAAGAGCCTAGAAAGAAAAGAGTTGATAAGCCCCGTTCTAAGCCCGGATTAGCAGAATTGGTGGCTTGGACCCACGTAGCCTTTTCTCAAATATCTGACATGGTAAACGATTCATTTCTTGGACTCAAGGGTAAGAAAAATTTGAGGCAACTAACCAGTGACGACGTGGCTGACCTAGAAAGTATTAAGCTGGATGTTTTAACCAGCATCGAGCCTATGGGCGAAATTACTTTTAGCTCGGTGCATGAAAAGCTATCTGAGGGAGCGAAAACCCCGACAGATTTTAAAAACACGCTAGTTAGAAAGAATATTAACTCCCGAGATATGAGTATAGACGTTTACAGACAACATGTGATAGGGTGTTATGTCGAGTATATAAACTGATCAAAACGATGTAATTCACAATAATCAAACAAAATTGTGTATACTTTATTAGCATGAATATAACCACATACAAGCAAGAAGTTCTGGATGGCGTTGCCGACTTAGTTTTGGCAGAGCGCACCATTGCATACTGTACAGAAGCACACATAGTATGTGAAAAGCAGCATCCAGAGCAAGCATCCGAAATGCCAGAGGCTCTGCGCAAAATTATTGCCAAGAGCAATCCAGATCAGGTTGATTTGTATTATTTAGAATCGGTATTGGTCTCCACTGGCTGGAATAAAAACGATGACGTGTTTGATGTAGAAGAGGTTTGGTCTGCTAGAAACACTCCTGAAGACAAGCAGTTCAACTTTATGCACGACGAAAATGATATTATTGGTCATATTACAGACAGCTATGTTCTCGACAAGTCCGGTAATAGAATAGATGCTGATGAGCAGAATGCCCCAAAAGAGTTTGATATCATAACCGAGGCTGTTCTATACAATAGCTGGCAAAGCCCGGAAAACAGAGACAGGATGAGGCAAATTATTGCCGAGATCACAGAAGGCAAATGGTTTGTTTCAATGGAGTGCCTTTTTGCAGGTTTTGATTATGCCCTTATAGACCCCCAAGGGGGTTCAAAGATAGTCAAAAGAGATGAGGAGTCTGCCTTTTTGACCAAGCATTTGAGGTCATATGGTGGAACAGGTGAGTATGAAGGATACAAAGTGGGTAGGGCGCTGCGTGGTATTTCTTTTTCTGGCAAGGGTCTTGTGTCCAAGCCAGCTAATCCACGAAGTGTCATATTCAGTTCTAGTAAGGCTTTTACCGTGAACAATGAAGACATAGTTACTCAATTTTCAATAGGAGATGTTACAATGTCAGAGAATTTAACTCTATTAGAGAAGCAGCTTGCTGATCTTCAAAATGATCTTGCCGAAGCTAAAGAAGAGAACAAGGCACTACAGAAGAACGCCGAGCATGCTCTTACGCAAGAGCTTGCCTCTACTACTGAAGCTTTTGAAGCTGATATTGCTTCCAAGGACGAGGCGATTGCTGGCCTAGAAGAGACTGTTAAGACAACTCAGGCTAGAATTGCTGAACTTGAAGACGAGCTTGCGACGAAGAACGAAGAGCTTTCCAACGCTGTTCAGTCTATTAACGACATGCATAGATCAGAAAAGATGCGGAAGCGTCTTGCTACGCTAGTCGAGGCTGGATTTGGTGATGATGAAGCTGAGGAATCTTTGGCTCTTTACGATGCTCTTGATGATGAAGCCTTTGAGGGCATTGTTAACAAGTGGATCACAAAGAAAGATGAAAACCTTGTAGACGCCGCTGATAAAGCGGGCTATCCGCCCAACTGTAAAGAAGGGTTCGTCGAAAAGGATGGCAAGTGTGTGCCTGCTGTCAAGGCCGAGACTGTTGACGAAGAGAATACAGAAGAAGCCGAGGCGGAAGTTTCTGAGGAAGTCTTTGATGAAGTAGAGTCTACAGAGGCTACACTAATCGAAACCGAAGAAGAAGATGCTTTACAAACCACTAGAGCCGGTATGGCTGAGTGGATTTCTGAGAATTTCTTAAGTTCAGGCAAGTAAGACTCAAAGTCATAAATATAGGAGACAAAACATGGCTCTAAAAGCAGATAGACACGAACTTCAAACCGATATCAGCTTCTTTATGGATGCAACGGGTGTCCGTGGTGGCGTTGTTTGCCATCTTGCTGCTGGTTCCGGTGCCGCAATGGATCAGGGTGCCCAGACAGTATCTATGGTTGCGACAGTTGGTCCAACTAACGTTCCTGTAGGCATTCTCCTGAATGATGTGGTTAATAAGGATCTAACCCGAACTCACCTGAATCACTTCAAAGATGAAGTGCAAAAGGGTGGGAAGGTTACGATTCTCCGCAAGGGTTGGGTTGTGACTAACAATATCGTTGGCACACCGGGTTTTGGCGATGTTGCATATGTAGATGACGCTGGCGTCATTGGTAATCATTTGTATCCGGCAGACGAGCAGTCTTCTGGTAATCTTGCAATTGGTCGTTTTCTTTCAGGTAAGGATGAAGACGGTTACTGCAAGGTTGAAGTCAACCTTCCGAACCACGGTGCTTATGGTAACCTGCCAATTACTTAAAAATGAAAACCACTCATAAGGAGAATAACATGGCTAATATGAATAGACCAAGTGAAGAATTCCTTGCGCTACTTCGCAAGTCTGGAGATAGCGATATCAATGTGGCTACCGCAGCCCAAAGAGAATTTGCTAAAGCCCTAGAACTTCCGTTACGCAAGGGCGTTTTGGTAGGCAACATCTTAGGTGATATTTTTGAGAATATCCCCGTTGAAGGTGGAAGCACTACAGAATTCCCGCTGGATTTGATTTCTCCGGGTATGGAAGGTGAGCACATTGCTTACACGAATCCCGGTCACGGTAGAATCCCAGAACGGGCAGTCGAGAGTGACTTCGTGATGATTCCCACTTATAGCATCACGAGTTCAATCGACTACCTTCTGCGTTATGCCCGCGAAGCTCGCTGGGATATCGTTGGAAGAGCTATGCAGGTCATGGAGGCTGGTTTCGTCAAGAAGATGAATGACGATGGCTGGCATACACTCTTGGCTGCTGGCGTTGATCGCAACATCCTCGTTTATGACGCGGATGCAACTGGCGGCATGTTTTCCAAGAGACTAGTTTCTCTGATGCAGACTGTTATGCGTCGGAACTCTGGTGGAAACAGCGCCTCGGTGGGTCGTGGTCGTCTGACCGATCTTTATGTTAGCCCAGAGGCACTGGAAGATGTGCGTCATTGGGGCTTGGATCAGGTTGATGAAGTGACCCGAAGAGAGATTTATACCGCGAGTGAGGGTGGAGCGCCCATCACCCGTATCTTCGGTGTGAATCTCCATGATCTTGATGAGCTTGGCGAAGGTCAGGAATATCAGAACTTCTTCGTTAATGAACTTAGCGGAGCAGTTGAGACCTCTGACCTAGAGCTTGTTGTGGGACTTGACCAGTCCAGCAATGATAGCTTTGTCATGCCTATCAAGCAAGAACTCGATGTCTTCGAAGATCCCACACTGCACCGACAACAGCGAGCCGGTTTCTATGGCTGGATGGAACTCGGCTTTGGTGTTCTGGACAACCGCAGAATTATTCTGGGTTCATTCTAGTACTAGTACGCGATCTAACTAGACCCGTTCTTGAGCCGCCCCCCATATCGGGGGGTGGCTTTTTTATTATGTGTATATAGTTATAGAATACTTGCATTTTTAGGACAAATGATAGGAGACAACAATGGCTGCTCTATCCGATTATCTAGAATCTGGCCTGATACACCATGTTTTCAGAGGCCAATCTTTCCCAAAGCCAAGTAATATCTCTGTGGCGTTAACTAGTGGTATCCCCCTTGATGGTCATGACGGCGGCACTATTCCCGAATTTTCCTCTAGCTGGAGCGGTTCAGGTACTGGCTACGACAGGGTAGACCTTGGTAGTCCTGTTGAAGACGGAAATACTACGTGGAATTTCAGGCCGCATGAATTTGATGCTGGTAGCGGCACTGTTAAAAACAGTGGTCAAATCATCTTCAATCCGGCCCTAAGTGATTGGGGATGGGTTTCTGGCGTTGCTATTGTGGATAGCTCCACTATTGGTGAAGGCAACTTATTAATGCACGCCCAGCTAACGAATCCAAGAATCATTTACACAGGAGATAATGTAAAGTTCGATGTGGATACTTTAGAAATCAGCTTTAAGTAGGGCGCGATAATGATTCTATCTAAGACACAGATAGTAGACAATATAAAAAGAGAGATCCCAGATAACGCTACTGCGGAGATTTCTCCAAATGATGTCAGGCATAACCTGCTTGATATTGTAGATTCAGTCCATAATTTATTCCCGGCTGATCAAGATCTACTCTCTAAAAACTTTGGCACTGTAGCCACACGCACAACCAGAGCCGGTGATTCGGCCATATCCAAGCTTCATCTTGATGGATACAGTAGTACAGATAACTCTGCTTTTGGTTATTCTGCTCTATCCAACAACTACGATGGGACGAAAAACACCGCTATTGGTTCTTTTGCCATAAGCTGTAATCTTTATGGTAGTAGCAATACAGCCGTGGGATATAATGCGATAGCTGGCAACGTTTTGGGTTCCGGCAATGTCGCTCTAGGTAATCATGCCCTGCAAACAAATAAGCAGGGCGATTTTAATATAGCTGTTGGGCATGGCGCCGGTTATTATATAGGCGATAATGTTGACTATACTTTCTACCTAGGTAGTCATCCCGTAGCGGATTGCGACGACGGCTCTCCTTCGCCCCTCCTTTTCGGGGATTTGAAGGATCTCAAATTGGGTGTTGCTACAAATACCCTCCATCGCTTTGGCGTTCTACAGGTATCTGGAGACATAACTCCAGTAGAGGGGGGAACGGGTATATACGGTGATGATCACCTTGGTAGAGAACCAAAGAGATGGAAGAGCCTGTACCTTTCCAGCACGATAGATTATCCAGCCGATGCCAGTCTCTCTATCCAGTCCTCTACCCCGTCTAAGACAACTGATCTTTACGGCAAGACGGATGTTGTATACCTAGACGGCGACGGCAGTATTGGATTTGGCACCAACGCTCCCTCTGGAGACCAAGGATTAGTTACCTCTAAGGGTAATATAGTTCCTCAATTATCCGATACTTTTGACTTGGGGGCTGAGCCACTAAGGTGGAATTATGGATTCTTTAAGAATATCTCTGTTAGTGGCACGGCAGACATTACTACGTATAACTATAAAGAGATTAATAGCTGCATTTATGAGTGCAGAACTCTCTATCTAGCTTCCAGTGGGGATGTTTGTAATCCCGGCGGCGCTCCGTGTGGATTCTTGCAGGATCAGCAGATAGAGGGCGGCGGAATAGTTCTTCAGTCTAGCGGTACTAACTATAGAAGAGACTATGAGTGGGTGTATCGCGCTCCAGACACCACCTTGGAGTGCCTAGAAGCAGATACGCCCTATACCAGATCGTCGTGGAATAGCAATATCAGTGTGCATATTGCTGCAAGCGGCCATCTCAAGACAGATAGGGTTATTGGCAGAGATAATCTTGCGCTGATTAATTGCCATTCCCCCGGCTATGGTATCTTTATACAAAAGACTGACGATACTATTAGAACTGGCGAGGCTGGTCAGAACGAAGTTCAGTTAATAACGGTTAATGCTACCGGCGGAACGTTTACTCTATCATTTGATGGCGAAGGCCCAACTGCCGCTATTGCCTTTGATGCATCTTCGGCTACAGTTCAAACTGCGCTTGAGGCTCTCTCAAACATAGCAGTGGACGACGTTGCTGTTACCGGAAATGACGGGGGGTCGTGGACGGTTACATTTGTTGGAACTAAGGCTAATACAGATCTTCCGCAGATTACATGCGATGGCGCAGCTTTGACCCTAGGTGGTAGCGGAAGCGAAGTTAGAAAATACTTCGTTCATTCATTCATGGCACCGGGAAACTACGACAGCGGCGGCTCGCACACCGATGACACCACGCCCTTCACTGCGGATTACTTTTACATCAACGCCGGGACTGCGGCAACGGGTGGGTCATGGAAGATAAGATTTAGGACAGAATGGGATGATGTTATTCATTCGACACCTGACATACCTTATGACGCAACTCAGACAGAAATATGCGACATTCTTAACGCCAAGGTCTTGGAGGTTGGTGTTACTGGATGGACGGTAACACCGGGCCGCTATCAGTGGGACCAAACAACAAATTCATCGACAGGTTTCCCGGAATGCGTTGGCATCTGCGCTATATCAGAGATTATAGCAAGTAATGATGACCATAATCCTACCATAAAGCCATTAACTGATGGCGCGGGCCAAAACAGACTCTTCACCATTGCCGCCGGTTGGCCAGATCGAGCCTCCATTGATGACAACATTTCCTCCCTCACCAAGATTAGTTTCTTTTATCCGTATCCGGCGGGTCACGCCCCCAGCGATCCAATAGAGCCAGATCTCACTAATCTTGTAGGCACCCTCGCATGGGATTATACTCCAAGACGGGAATACGGCCACCACACCGGAACGGACTTTAGTATATGGGCAGACAATGATCAGTATGATCCAGACATTGCCGAACCTTATAATGTTGGTCATACTATTAGATTCGTTCAATTTATTGATGGTTCGTCCACCACCTGCTCGGTCTTTTCAAGCGATAGCGTAGCGATGGCTCAGGCCAAATTCGATGATGCGTTTGGTAATGGCAAGATGGTTATATCATCTAACGGGGCGGGTGTGACCTATCAAGCTCTAGGCAATTGGCCAGAAGGCTCGATTGCTGATGACTTAATGTATGCCGGATGGTTCATCACATATACTGACGAAACCCTACTTGCTCAAGATGAGGTTTTAATCGCAAGGTATGAAAGTCAATCCGCCTCGCCTCTTGAGATCACAACTAGAGGGCGTACAGGTACTGATCTTACTGTTGATGGTTATGAAGCTCCTAGGTTAGGCATGTCACTATACAGCCATGAAGGTCAAGGACCATCTTCTGTCGGTGGCAGTTGTGCTGTGGAAACCGTCCAAGACGGCTCATCAGACATATCGTCTATAATTGAGTCAGATAACGTTGTTTACCTTGCTCAGGAAGCACACATTACGCCAAACCCAATTGGTCCAGAAGGCAACATTGCTAACGTTACAGATGTCAATTTCATATCTTCCGGCGTCAGTGATTATCATGTTAGTTACTCACACCTAGGCTCTGGCGTTACTGTTGGTCAACGGCTTGTTACGAGAACGATGAACAAGAAACAAGCTACGCAATTTGACCCACCTAGAGACCATATTACCGGATTTGGCATTGATAATATAGATGAGAAAGATGTAGTAGGATATACAGGGCAGAAGAAGGACAGATTAACTATTTCTGCTTATGATGATTCGCCACACCCGCTCAACGCAATAACGGTCATGAGGTCTAGTGATCCGGGGCTAGTGGGTATTAATGATATTAAAAACGTAGCTTATGCGATCCTTCCAGAAACCATCTTTAATATTCAGAGTACGGGAGAAACTATAGCCCGTAATACTACTTTGGGCGGAACGCATAAAGCTTCTTTGCAACTGTTGGCCTCTGATAATAACCCTCTAGGGGTGTCCTCTGAAGGTGTTGAGCTTGAATATTCTGTTTTGACACGAAGAGCAGATATGTCTCTTTGGAAGCATGGCTCAAGTAAAATCATCATTTCCCTAGACAATGATAATAAATTCGTTGGAATACACACGGCTACGCCCAATGAGTTGCTTACGTTATCAAGCGGAATTACCGGCTCGGCAGCTATCAGCATTCAGCAGCAAGACGTAAAGCCAGATACCACAACGGATGAATACGGCAAGGTATACGTTAAAGAAAAGGTAGTTCCAGATCAAACACAGTCTCTATACTTCATGGACGACGGGGGACATGAGTTTGATTTAGTCCACAGTTCAATGGACGTAACTGACGGTAGCCTTCTTTATGCTGATGATAATAAAAACACATATGCTGGGAGACATACGCCAGATTCTAGAGCAGATGTAATTTCTCAGGGGCAATTTAAAAATACCACGCTGGGCCACTCTGCCCTTAATCAGATTACCACTGGTGATGATAATCTTGCTATAGGTGTTGACGCTGGCGTGGCAGTAGAGGCTGGGTATGGCAACCTCCTTATCGGCAATAGCGCTGGCGAATCTCTTGTTGATGGCCACAAGAACATTGCTATCGGACATACCGCGCTATCCAATGCCGCTGATGGACTAACGAATAGTATTATTATTGGCGGTGGTGACATAGGTAGAGGTGTAGATACTGATTACACCTTTATGCTTGGCTCTGACGAAGACAACGTTGTGCTCCGTGGCATTATGGGGCCGAGTGTTGCGGATAGACATTTATATGTTCCAAAAGCTAGATTTTCTGTTACTTCAGACCAAGGAGTCGATAAGTTAACGCTAGGTCACGATCAGGATTTCTTTGGCTCAGATAAAATAGCTAGCCTGATAGAGAAAATAGATACAGTTAACGATTATCCTGCCGGTGGAGTGGCATTTGTCTTTACCGGCGCAAACGATGACGAAAATACCTTGTTTACACTTAGACATCACGTTGCTCCAATGGGCAATAGTTGTTCCTATCACGTTCCATCAACAGAAAGGCCGGTAGCTGAACTTAAGGGGGATTTGAATCTAAGAGGCTCCATTAGGTTCTGTGATGGAACCAGCATGGGTAGCACTACTGGTATAGTTATCCTCGCTGGCGACGGCTTACGCAGCGAGCTTAATACATCCTTGGGCAATCAGGAATTCCATATAGATATTGAAGAGCTTGCAGACGCAGACTCTGTTTCCACTGTAAGTGATATCAACTCCTACTTAGTGATAAGTACTGATGACGTATTAGGTAAAATCAATATTGCAGATATTGGTGATCATATTGAAGCGGGAAGTCCGAGAATACAAGACTGCGATAGTGGAGGAGGTCAGAACCACGTATTTACCAACACTAGTACAATATCCTCTACAAATTGTTATACCAACTTCTTTGGATATAAAGCTGGGCACAGATCAACTAATTCCGACTTTACAAACTTTATTGGAACAGAAGCTGGAGCAAGCGAAACTGACTCTACTATTGTTGATAGCTGTAGCTATTCCAACTTCATGGGATATAGAGCCGGTTGGGAAGCCAGTAACGCAGACCACTCGGTATTTATTGGCTCAAGCGCTGGATATCGGGCTGATGATTCTAGAATGTCCGTATTCATCGGTGATTCTGCTGGCCAGTTTGCGGGCAGCGCTAGGTCTATTGGTATCGGTGATAATGCTCTAGAATCAGTAACTGGAGAGTATAATATCGAACTTACCGCCGGAGTTGGTGGGTCTAGTAGGGTTATTGGTGGAGGAGAGATTAGTAACAAGATTGCCTTGGGAACTTGCATTGCTGGCGACATGTCCCAAAAACGCATCTCTATTGGCAATGCTATACTTGCTCCAACAGGCGTGCTAGACGTGATTGCTAATGCGCCCACTGACACGAAGTTACAGACGTGGTGGAATGACACGGAAATGGTCGCTTATCTGGACCGCGACGGCAACCTGTATATCAAGGGTAACGTCTACGATAATCAGACATTCTAAATCGTAGTCTCCCCCTGATTCTTAAGGAGTTGAGATGTGGCCTTGATTCTTGCAGGTAGGGTAAAAGAAACCACGATTACTTCCGGCCTTGGTAGCATGTCGCTTGGAGGGGCTTTAGCCGGGTTTCAGTCTTTCTCTGAGGGCGTGGGTGACGGGAACAGTACCTATTATGGTATTGAAAACTTTGGTCGTTGGGAAGTTGGGATAGGAACATATAAATCTGGCGACAATACGCTATCTAGAGATATTATTTTATCAAGTAGCAATGATGGAAGTAAAATCTCTTTAGAGGGCGCGTCTATAGTTTTTATTACATATCCGGCAGAAAAGGCATTTATCTTAAACGAGGACGGGTACGCGGATGGCGTAACTCCTTATAGCGGCATTATTTTTCCAGATGAGAGCATACAAGAAACTGCCGCATACCTTAGTGGCGTGGGTCTTAATGAAGCTATTCCTTACTGGGATGGGGAGCTATCTTTTTCTTATGATCCTAAGCTTACATGGAGCGTAAGTGATAGCAAGCTAGTAGTCGATGGAACCGGTGAATTCTCGGGTGATTTAAGCGTTGCCGGAGATCTGTCTGTAGATGGAACTACTGCATTTACTAGAACTTCTGCTGGTAACATTTTTCACGCTTATGTAGATAATACATTCGACAGAACAATTGGTCTTTATCTTGATAACGAAAGCAGTCCTACTTGGAGATTGGGACTGAAGAATTCCCCCTCGTCATTCACAGAGATTCCCAGTCAGGGATATGCTTATGGAAACAATGGGTCGGTAGGAATGTATGCAACTAGCGACAGCGCTTTTTTGCTTCATTATACAACGGGCTTTTGGGTAAAGCACAAAGATTCAGCACTCTTCAATCTCGACAGAACTGAGGGTATGGTATTATATAATGCAGTGGCCTCCACCACGGCGTTAAAAATCAAGAGCGCAGCCCTACAATCCTCAAATTTGCAAGAATGGCAGAGTAGTATCGGCACAGTCCTTGCGTCTATAAGCTCTGCTGGGGCTATCACTGTACCGACTCTATATTTTAACGATGGAACATCTCAAACTACAGCCATACCTACGGATACAAACCCAGACCACACGCACCGGCGACGTTACACAACAATTACAGACAGTGCAATACTAACACCTACTCATGACGCAGTTTTTGTTGATTCATCAAGCAGTTCAGTTACAATAACACTGCCAACGGCAGTCGATAATGGGGGCGAAGAGTTTACGATCAAGAGAGCCACGGGGGATAACATAGTTACTATCGACACCTATAGTTCAGAGACCATAGACGGAGAGTCTTCTTTCAATATCGAACACCTGTATGAAGCAGTTACTATTATTTCCAATAACAGCAACTGGTATTTGATCTAGGTGAATACGTTAAAGTCTCTCAGGCGTGGTTTGAATGTGCAGATGTACCAGAAGTATCAGCGGCGGCTACAAGCCCAGCCTTCCTGTTATTTGTGGATTGATTTTTAGCAAACTAAAATAGAGAAAAAAGTGTATAACTAAATGAGAGATCACATAGTATCATTTACAGGAGAGTGAAAAATGGCGAGTTTTTCAATTGAAATAGCCGACGAGGATGTATCGAGAGTTCTTGACGCTATGGCGGCAAACTATAAATGGCGAGAAAATGTTTCAAATCCTGACTACATAGAGGGGGGCGTTGATCCAGAATCGATTCCAAATCCAGAGTCTAAGGCCATGTTTGCCAACAGAATGGTTCGCGGGTTTTTGAGCGAAAACGTCTCTGCGTATGAAATGGCTAAAGCTCAGCAACAGGCTTCTGAGAACTTGGATACAAGTATCAATATTAATGACCCGCAGGTGTAGTAGTGTTTGGTGGCCATAGTTTTTCAGGGACTGGATTTTCAGAATCTGATGTTAAAGCAATCAATGGAGAATTACTAGGGTTAATTTTGAGTATACAACAGGAATCTCCACGCGCAATAGACGTGTTAACTAGCTCTGATCGAGTTTTTAGCGTGCAGAGAAAGCAAGAATCAGTTTTGCCCATTAAAAAGGACATAAAGGAATAACTATGGTAATTGAATTCTCATTATCCATCCAGATGGTATATAATATTACGTTTTTGTAGGATAACGCCATGGCCAGTGAAATCCATGTAAATGATATCGGGACAAGGTTCTTGGTAACTATAAAAGACGACGGAACTGTTGTAGATGTGTCTGGTGCCACTTTGTTACAGATCATTTTTAGAAAACCAAGCGATACCGTTATGACTAAAACAGGAACTTTGATGACAGACGGAACTGATGGACAAATTTATTATGACGCCATTCTTGGAGACCTAGACGAGGTTGGCAATTACAAAATACAGGGAAAGGTAACGATAACTAGCGGCACCTTTTATACAGATATACAGACTTTCAAGGTTCACTGTAACTTATAGGTGACTTATGTCTTGGCAAGGCCAAATGTCCACTATTGTAAGATATCTGGTTGATGATATCGATTCAACTGCGTACAAATATAACAACCAACGTGTAGAAACGACTCTGCTAGTAGCTGCTCAGCTTATTATGCTGGAGGTTGATTTTTCTAACGATTACACTATTAATGTGGAGCAATGTGGGCTAAGCCCAGATCCCACAGACTCTGATACTAAAGAAGACGCATTTATTAACTTGGTTAGTCTGAGGGCGGCTTGTATTATTCTGGGAGGAGAGGTTCGCAGCGAAGCAAGTAATGCAATATCCATTAAAGATGGTCCATCAGCGATAGACCTTAGAGGGGTTGCGTCTACCTTAGTCTTACTGTACAAAGACTTATGTATGAAATACGATAAATTACTATTGGATTACCGTGCTGGAAGAAGTATTGCTGGGCATGCTATTCTTGGTCCGTATAGTCCCGGCAGCGACATGGTTTCGCAGAGATACATGGACCACAGAGGCGGATTTCTATATTAGAAGGAGATAGTTAAATGGCAAAGTCAAAGGCAGAAATTTTAGCCAATATATCGACAGAGTTATCTGACAATAATGCTGGATTGATTTCCGCAAGAGATGTTAGACACAACATGGAAGATACTATTAATTCAATTAATGGTATCGTCAGTAGCGGTGATCACAATGTCGCATATCCATTTGTTAACAATGTAAGGGTTTCGTCGGATAACGGAAACGGGATGTTTGTTACCGAGTCGGGTATCACGTTTGATAACGGATTGCCCAATGCCGGTTCACAGTATGAACCATACCCCGGCGCTGGAGCTATTTTGCATAATACCCTAGGGGGGCTAACAACCGGCGATCCTCACCTGCAATACTTACCAGTGGATGGCTCCAGAGGCATGGAGGCCAACCTTATGATGACCGATTATTGGATCGGCTCATCTGGAACTATTAACAGGGGTATCAAATTTCAGTACGAAGTTGACAGCGATGCGAAAAGAGTAGAGCAAGTACTTGTATCTGGGCAATTAATATTCGAGGATTCGTCTAGAATCAGTACGGGTAATGCTACGGCCAAGGCTTGGGTTAATTTTGATGCAAGCACAGGAAGCCCCTCTATTAACTCGTCCCACAATATTAGTTCTATTACCGACTTAGCTGTTGGCAAGTTCCAGATAAACTTTACTTCTGGCGTACTATCCGACAACAATTACTCGGCCATAGGCAACAGCAACGCAAGAGATTCCGCTGACGATAACACGGACTTTGATAGAAACACTGTTGGTCTTGTAGTTAGACAGGGTGACGACGCGGTGACTCTTAGAAACCTATCTTATTCTGTCTTGAATGAGCTTGGGGCTTATGTTGACGCAAAAGTTAATGACTTGGTAGTTTTTGGTCTGGGTAAAGGCGTAGGCTAAAACACTTTATATAGTGGAGGATCGACAATGGCAAAGGTAGTTATTCATGAGCATGAGGACGGCGTGGCCGTCATAGTTCCTGCTCCCGGCGTAAATATTCGTCACGTAATTGTCAACGATGTCCCCAAGGACGTTGGTTACAAGGTAATTGACGATAGTGAGCTTCCTGAGAGTAGGTTATTCAGGGAGGCATGGGATATGAATTGTGGAATAGATATGGATAAGGCTAAGCATATATGGATGAACAAAATCAGGGTTGCTAGAGATAATCGTTTGAAAGAGTTGGATGTGTGCTGGATGAAAGCCATGGAGCGAGGTGAAGACAAAAAGGCCGCAGCTATTGCGGGCAAAAAGAAAAGATTGAGAGATATTACCGATAGAAAGGATATTGATGATTGTGAGACTGTAGAAGACTTACAAGCATACTGGCCTCAAATATTAGAGAGATAGATAAATGCCCAGCAATATAATAATCCTATCAGACAGAATAAAAGAGCTAAGTAACACTACGGGCACTGGAAATCTACAACTAGAAGGTGCCGCGACGGGATTTAGCTCTTTTGGCAGTTTTTATGAGCATAATGCGCTAATTTATTATGCTATTACTGACGGTGTTAGATACGAAGTTGGATCAGGTCAATACCTTGACGAATCAGATCCCAGCATTACCTATAATCAACTAGTTAGATTCCCATTCAAAAGCACCAGTAGCGATGGTCTCGTTAATTTTCCAGATGGTGTGAAGGAAATCTACGTTACTTATCCAGCCGCGTTCTCGGTATACACCGCTTCTGGACTAGAGAGTACTTATAACAAGCCTGCGGCCAGCGGCTTTGCTTTTTGGGAAACTTCTAATATCCTAAACTATGATCCTAGTATCATTTGGGACTCTACGAACAACAGAATTGGTATTGAGAATACTGCTCCAGCTTATGCAATTGATGTTGGTGGCGGGCCTAACAAGGCTATCATTCGGGCTTCTGGCTTAATTACCGGCGCTTCTGGCGTAATATTTCCTAGTGGCAACACAACCTCCGCATATATTGGCGGGACACAGCTTGAGCACTTCCTAAGAAATGAGCTTAGTACTAAAACAGGTACGGATGACGTATTTCAGCTTAGCGGAATCGTGGAGGAGACGCTGTGCTTTAAGAAGCAACCCAAGGGATATGTCTTAGCTGGTCCTCCCAGCGGCTGCACTCCTACGGCTTGTTCCCCGGCTTATCCCAGCTTTAGATTTCTAACCTACGATGACATACCGGATCTGTCCAATGTATATGTTACCAGAAATGGCACGACGACGAAGGGAAACGTTGCGTTTTGGGCAGAAGATAATGTCTTAACAGATGACGATGATTTATATTGGGAGTCCACGTTTAATCATCTGAGAGTACGAGGTAGTGAGACGCTTACAGGCGATCTGACTGTTGGTGGAAACATATCAGTTAGCGGCGATATGGATATCATGGGCGATGTCACATATATAGACAGCAGTACCGTTACGATATGGGACAAGCATCTTGAATTAGCTTCTATGAGTGGCAATGCGGTCTATACAGACAGCTTGGTGGATACTGCTGGTATTATTATTAAGTCTTCTGGCGACGGCACCGAGGTTACAGTTTCAGACAAGAAGTGGGTTTGGAAAGAGACATGTAATGCTTGGACCTCCTTTGATGGAGAAAATGAATCGGGACCAATGCATGCCAAGGTTGATGTTAGCGGCATAGTCTTTCGCGGTGACTGCGACAATATCATAAGCGGAGCTTATACTGCTGGTAGCGGGTTAACTTTGCATCACGGTTTACAGTTCGACATGGGAGACATGTTCAATCTTGGGCCAAATGCTCCGGGCACACCAAAGGCGATCCACCAAGCAGACACTGTAATTGTTAGTGGCGTCAGCGGCGTTAATACGGTACTGTATACTAATAGTAACAAGAAAATTCTTGCCATAGATCCAACAGAGCTTTCTGGAATATTAAGCAATTCGATAACGGCAGGCTTCGTAGTAAGAGACGGTGATACCGACGATGTAACAGTTTCTCACGGTGAATTTATACAGTTTACCGAAGGTACGGGAATCAATATCAACTGGACGGACACAGACGGTGGCGATACTTCAGATCCGTATGCTCTTACGTTTAATGTAGCCCCCCAATTGATTAGTGCCCAGTCAGCCATTGGAGCTACCGATACTGCCAATGACTATCTTCTGATTTGGGATGCTACCACTAGTACATTCAAGAAGGTTACCATAGACAACCTAGGCATAGGTGCCGGTGGTAGCATGAACACCTTTACTATTCAAGATACTGATGAAGTAGAAGTAGATATTGCTGACAGCAATGAAATGATGCTTTATGGCGAAAAGGGTGTTAGTGTCCAATGGACCGATACATCTACCGGGTCTGATTCTGACCCGTTTGATTTAAGATTTAAGATTGAGATGCACACCCTAGCTGCCACTACTACAGTAGTAGATTCTGACCTCATCCTGATTGACGACGGGGCCGATGGCACAATCCAAAAAATCACTCGTGCAGACTTTATTGAGAGTGCTGCCCTAGACAGTATTAATATTGATGGTGGAGCTATTGACGGCACTCCAATCGGTATAAACGAGGCTGCTGCTGGCGAATTTACCACGCTAGATTGCACCGATGGCGCTTTTGCCATTGCCAACCTTGATATAGACGGCGGCGTAGATATTAGCGCCGCGCTGGTCGATGAGGATCTATTCATTGTTGATGATGGAGCAGGTGGAACTAATAGGTTCTCAACGTTATCGAGAATACCGACATACTTGATAGATCATACCAGTTTAACGTCTCTAACTTCTCTGGCTGGTGTTGGTACTATTACTGAGGGTACTTGGCAGGGCGATGCTATTGCTGATTTATATATTGCCTCTTCCACCACTTGGGATGCCAAGATGGACAATTTCATATTGGAAGACGGAGACAGTGACACCGTCACTATTTCAGACGGAGAGGATGTAAAGTTTGTTGAAGGCGGCGGCGTTAATATCAATTGGACTGATACCATCGGGCCTTCATATGAGTTAACATTTACCGCGCAAGATATCGATACTACACACTTCTCGGCTGCTACTCTAGTCTTATCTACAGAGGGGCTGGCGTCTAGCGATAACGATACGTCGATAGCCACGACGAAAGCGATAAAGGCTTACGTAGATGCTGGCTCAGGTGGTGGCGGCGCTCCAACTGATGGTGAATATGTGGTTATAGGAATGCACGCTGATCTTTCCGATGAAAGAGCCTTGGTTGCTGGAGACGGTCTTGATTTGACCGATAATACGACTGACGTAACGCTAGATGTAGATCTCCTATCTGGTGGCGGTCTAAAGTTTACCGGCTCCTCTCCTGACGGAGAGTTGGGAATAGAGCCAAACGATTTTGCCGGTGATGGATTGGCAGATGATGGGTCTGATAACCTCAAGGTGGACATCAACGGAACCGCCGCAAAGACCGACCCTGTAGTTACAGACGAGATATTAATTTCCGATAGTGAAGATACACACGCCCTCAAGAAAGTTGCTTTATCTGATTTAGTAGCATCTCCTCTGGCGCTTACGACAGACGGCATAGAAATTGACGATCCAGACAACCTTAACGCTCTTAACGAGACCTCCCTTGACCCCGCCGATGCCCAAGACACGCTGATAATCTGGGATCAGTCTGCTAGCGAGTGGAAGGCTATCACAGTATTTGATTTGGACACCGCCATTGACACGGTTGGCGCTGGAGGCGACAATGCGTACAAGTTTATTGCTGTTGACGGACAGTCTACTATTGGTGCAGAGAACACGACTGACACATTAACACTCGTAGAAGGCAATGCTAATATTGCGATTACAACCTTTGAGGGAGGGGCTTCTGCTGACACCATTACCTTTACGACTCTTAACACCGAATATACGGCAGGAGACGGCCTTGAGCTTGATGGCACCATATTCAACGTAGACCTAAAGGCCGATGGTGGGCTAGTATTAGAATCAGACGAGATGGCTGTCGATCTTTCAGCGGCATCGATTGGCGGCACGTTGGCAACTGCCAAGGGTGGAACTGCGCAGACGACTTATGCTGACGGCGAACTTCTTATCGGCCACACTGCTAGTGACACACTCGCAAAAGCAACCTTGACAGAAGGTGCTTTGATCGATATCACTAACGGCGCAGGAACAATTGAGATCGGTGTAGATTTACAAGAAGCTGATGAAGCTGAGATAAAAGTTGCTGACGATTACATCCTGTTCTTGGACGGTGGAGCAACGGGAACAAACGCTAAAGAATCTGTAGTTGATTTTGTTTCAGCTATAGCCGGTACTAACCTTGTTGCGAGTGATGGGCAGTTGGCTGGTCCCACCGTAGTTGGCGGGGACGGGATAACGGCTAGCTTGGCTGCGAATGAATATACCATTGAGCAAGACCTGTTAAATCCACCTACTCGTGCATGGGCCGTAGACGCCTCTGCCGAAGGCGGATTAGAAATTATTGGCGACGAACTGGCCATTAATGAAGAGTGGGTATATCGTAAGCGAAATACTTCCGATTCTACTGGCGCTAAAGATAGTTTTTACGTGGCTTGGGGGGACTCTGCTTACTCTAATAACTATACCC